GCGAAACTCACGTGGTCTTATATTAAAAACGAGATCATGGAGTACTGCACTAACTCTCTGTTTAAATTATTCGATAAACTGATCGGTAAGTTCAAGGAGATATGGGATGCATTAGGTTTGCCCGACTTACCTGTCCCTCTTTCTTTTGATGTGGCTGAATGGGTACGTGCAGGTATAGACGCAGTCATCGCAAAGAAAGACAAAGAGATTCAGCGCATACGAGATGATATAACACAGTTGGAGTCAGATGTCAAGGACTTTGATGCACAAAAAGAACTCGAAGATCAACTCGACTCAATACAGAATGATATTATCACAGAAATAGGGGAGTTGTCAATACCTTTGCCGTCACCTTTTAACATTAGTATTAACGATATGATGGGGGGAGAGATCGAAGGGAAGGTCCAGTGCCTCGAAGATAAGATACACCAGATGGTCACTGCCGCACGTGACTGGAAGACAATCTCTATGAAGGAACTGTTAAATATCTGGTTAAAGAAGATCAAGAAGTTCCTGTCTGCAATCGGTCTGGGCAAACTGCTGTCGTTCTTAGACCTTACACTGTGTGATGTCATGGAACTGGTGGGGTTACCGCTGGAGATAGAGATACCCTTACCAGATCTCTCCGTTATGGGGCTGGAGATCGAGCCCCCCCTACTTATAGCAGTTGAACGGGTCCCCCACAGAGCAGGGGGTTTAGCTCTCCCCAGCCTCGATGACATTCAAGCCCCCGATACAGAAAATATGACCGAAGAAGAATTCCAAGAATTTATCGACGGTCTGGTATAAATAGAACAAAACACATTTCAGAGATACCCTATGTCGACCTCAGTATTCTCATTAGAAGACAAGGACATTACAAAGCGTCCTATCACAAGTTCAAGTCCAGCGGAGAACTCCGACCTAGACCTGTCCTTTGATGTCTCCCCTAAAGGAAACCTCTATAAGAAGACTTCGGTTGCGTCGGTCAAACAGTCTATACGTAAACTGTTGTTAACTAATCGCGGTGATATACCATTCCAACCATTGTTAGGTGCAGATCTGAACAGTCTTCTCTTTGAACTCTCCACGGAGATAGAAGCGAATGATGTTAAGGTACTCTGCGAAGAAACCATTCGCAGGTATGAACCACGTGTTGGTCAATTGGAAATCATAACGAACATGCAAGAAGATCAGAATACATTGACCGTATACATTGTGTTTCAGATTGTAGAGAACCTAACAGTAGAGACAATGTCAGTGAACATTTCGAGGATACGATAAATGACAGTGAAGAGCACAGACCTAGACTTCTTAGAGATCAAGCAAAGTCTACGATCTCATTTTAAGAAGTATGATGAATATAAGGACTATAACTTTGAGGGTTCGGGTCTCGCAAGTATTATGGATGTGCTTGCTTATAATACGCATGTGAATGGTTTAATCGCGAACATGGCGATCAATGAGTCGTTCCTTAGTTCGTCACAGTTACGTTCCAGTGCGGTCAGTCACGCCGAGACTCTGGGCTACACACCGAAGAGTAAGACTGCACCGACGGCATACCTAGATCTCAGACTCACCACGGATACGAGTTCTGTTCCTCCAAAAAGCGTAGCGGGTGCCCCCAAAAAAATCAGCAAAGGACATGCGTTCTTCGCAGAGATCGGAGATACCTCATACCGATTCGTCGCAACAGATGACACATCGGTCGTCGGTAATGTATTATCAGATGGGACAATCACCTATGACTGGACGGGCGTCGAAGTCAAGGAAGGAACCTATCGCGAAAAAACCTTTTTAGTTTCCTCAGAGAAGGATGCGGTCTACGTCATACCAGACACCAACGTAGATGTATCTACAATGGTCGTCACGGTCTCTGAGAATACAACCACAGACGAAGAGGTCTCTTACTCTAACATTCTGTCAGTGTCTTCTATCACACCCGAGTCGCGTGTCTATATGATCAAGGAAATCTCGAACGGATACTACGAGATGTTCTTCTCTGACGGTAATGTCTTAGGAGAAGCGCCTGCGGTCGGTTCGGTCATTAGAGTCTCATACCTACAGACACTGGGTGAGAAGTCAAACGGTGCAGTGAACTTTAGTGCAGATCGTCTGGACAATCTGAGAATGACTGTCACTAATACTACTGAAGCAGGTGGAGGCTCGGATAAGGAATCCCTTGATTCAATTAAACGTAACGCACCAAGAGCGTTCTCTGCACAACAACGTTTGGTGACCGCAGAAGATTACGCTGCGATGATTCAGTCTAACTACGGTAACGATGTCCAGAACGTGATCGCATGGGGTGGTGCAGATAATCTACCACCACAGTACGGTAAGGTATTTGTCAGTCTTGATTTTCAGGATGGGGTCCCATCTGAGAGACAAGCGCTGGTTAAGGAATCCATTATCACAGATTTGACTTCGCATCTTTCTATTATGTCAATAGACACAGAGTTCGTCGAACCAGAGAAGACTTACCTAGAGATCAATACCGTATTCCAGTTAGACGCAGTCTCTAAGATCGATACACCCGAAGGTCAGTCAGATACCGTCATGCAGTTTATTGTGGACTACGTGAAAGAGAACCTTGGAACCTTTGGAACAGTATTCCGTCGTTCAAATCTATTGAGTGCAATCGACTCTATCCATCCTAGTATACTCAACTCGCGTATGGTAGTCAAGGGCCAACAAAGATTTAATGCGTTCGACCCACGTCCGACGAACTATGACGTATCGTTTCCATTCACACTCGCTGCACCAGACAACGACGACCATGTTATTACTTCTTCTCCATTCAGATGGCAAGGAGAATCTGTCATCATTAAGAATGAATTAGGGTCCCATAAATTACAACTCTTTACTTTGGACGGTGAAGTAGCGTTCAGTAACGTCGGACATTACGATCAAGCGAACGGACAAGTATTGATTAAGGCGTTGGACGTAGAGACAAACCCAGCGTCTTCTCAAATCGCGACAATCAAAGTCTCGGCAGTTCCTGCCAATTCGTCGACGATCAGACCATTACGCAACTATATCATAGAACTTGATGAAAGTGTATCGACAACTCGCGCACTGATTGATGAGGGAACGACTAAGGTCAAACTATAATGGCAATACAAACGGACGACCGTCGAACTCATCTTACGCTGCATTCGAACACAGTAAGGAATGCGGTACCTGAGTTCTTCGTTGAACAGTATCCAGAATTCATTCAGTTTCTTGAAAGGTACTACGAGTACATGGAAGGGAACGAGAGTGGTTCGTTTTCAAAACAGATACAGTCTCTATATGATGTGCGTACTATTAGCAGTATCAATGGGTCCCATCTGGACTCCCTACTCAAAGACTTAGCGTCTGGGATTGAATCGGATACATTCTACGACAACCCACAGTTGATGGCAAGACTTCTCGCGAACTTTTATCGTGCGAAGGGTACAGAACAATCAGTCGAACAATTCTTCCGTGGGTTCTTCGGAGACACTGTAGAGATTGAATATCCGAAGCGTAACATCTTTATTCTGAACGACAAGCCAGGCGGGTCCCTTATTGGACCAGAGAGTATCAAGTTTATTGTCGACAATAAGAAGTATCAGATATTCTCTATCTTATTAAAGACGGGAATGAGTCTCATAGATTACGAGACTATCTACAAGCAGTTTGCGCATCCCGCAGGTTTCTATCTTGCAGCGGAAGTCGCGTTACTGTCACACGCAGTCATCGGACTTCGTGCGGGTCCTACTACAGATCCACTAGAGACCCCAAACTATCCAGTACCAGTCGGATCGGAAGTGGGTGGTATCAACCTACGTTCCACATTCGCATTGATGACACTGCGCGAAACAGACCCAGCAGACATCACATTTATTCTGAGTGCACTAGAGACGTTAGACCGTTACGACGATGTAAGTATTCAACGTCTGTCAGAAATCTACACAACGATTGCGGACTGGGCATCGACTCGAACCTTTGGTATGAGTAGCGAAGATCTTCTTATGTCTGAAGACTGGGAATTATTTGATGCGAACGAAGCAGAGACAACCATTGATTTAAGTGTAGGGACTCCTACCAAGTTGGAACCCCCTCAAGACTTACCTGTTCCAGATCCGGAACCTGAACCTGAACCTGAACCGGAACCAGAACCGGAGCCAAATCCAGAACCACAACCGGAACCAGAGCCTGAACCAGAGCCAGAAGAAGATCTACCAGACAACGAGAGTCACTACAGAACAACCTATCCAGAATACTATTGGGAACAATGGCAACCAACTGGTAGGGTGGCTGTCTTGTGGAACGGTGAAGTCATCTATGAATTGAATGGACATGACGCATGGCCAATAAGAATCATTGGACCAGATGGACGACTATACGATCGCGGTGATAAGGAAGCGGGAGACTACAACAGCGATACGTTCGGAGTCATCCGTGTTGATCTGACACCAGAACCAGAACCAGAACCAGAACC